CTGAGGACCAAATGGCAAGCCCAAACGCAACCTTCACGGAACTGGTCAGCACGACCTTCCGGCGGCACGGAAAGAAGTTCATCGACAATGTGTCGAAGAACAACGCTTTCCTGGCCTGGATTACTCGGAACAACGAGATCACGACTGTGGCTGGGGGGCTTACGATCGTCAAGCCCCTCGACTACAACAGCAACAGTACCTATCAACGGTACAGCGGGTATGATGTGCTGAACGTGGCGCAGAGCGACGTGCTGACAAGCGCGGAGTACCCGTGGCGCCAGATCGCGATCAACGTCGTCGCCAGCGGCCTGGAAATGCGCATCAACAAGGGCGACACGCAGATCATCGCGCTGGTGAAGTCCCGGATCAAGAACGCGATTCGGACGTTCAAGAACAACTTCAGCGTCGACCTCTACTCCGACGGCACGCTGCCGAATCAGATCACCGGGCTGCAGGCGCTGGTGGCGGACGCCGGGACTGGAACGGTGGGCGGGATCGATAGCGGCACGTGGCCATTCTGGGCGAACACGGTGCAGAGCGCTGCGGCGCCGTTGCAGGGTGGTGGCGCGATCGTGCCAAGTGGGACAACGATGGAGTCGTTAATGCTGCCCCTGTGGCTGCAACAAGTCCGGGGGGACGACAAGCCCAACTTGATCGTCGCGTCGAACGACTACTACACGTTCTACGAGCAGTCGCAGACGAGCATCAAGCGCTATACCGGCGACAACCCACATAACCAGGCGACTGGGGGATTCCTCTCCCTGAAATACAAGTCCGCCGATGTTGTGTTCGACGGCGGGAGTGGGATCCCAGCAGCGCACATGTACTTCCTCAACACGGACTACTTCGATCTGACCGTGCATGAGGATGCGAACATGACGGTGCTGGATCAGGTCCATCCGTTCAACCAAGATGCAGCGGTCATCCCGGTGCTCTGGATGGGCAATACCACGCTGTCCAATCGGCGCCTGCAAGGAGTGCTCAAGGCGTAACATAACGGGGGCCGGATACAGAGCGATATCGTGATCCACAATCCCCGGCCGCTTTAGCGGAACGTATTTCTTAAGGAGCTTGAAATGCCTGGATACGCACCAGTTCATCCCCTTGCAGGAATGGGGCCGGTCACAGATATCATGGTGCCCGACACCACGCAGAAGTTTCAGGCGGGGACGGTGATCGACGCAGTAGATCCGTACTTTGGGTTCGGGCGGTTCGTGTACCTGCAGGCTGGGGCAGCATACGACCCCGGCGTGCTGGTCACAGTTGTGGACCAAACGTTTCTGACGGCAGTGCTCGCGACGACGGCGAACCTGGGGACGAGCTTCTATGTCGTCCGCCAAGTTATGTCGGCGGTCAACGTGTGGGGCTGGTTCCAGTTCGAGGGGATCTGCCCAGTGCGCGTGGACACCGGCGTGGCCGCGGGCGCTGCAATCGGGATCGGCACGACGGCAGGCCGGGCGACCACGAACGCAGCGGGCAAGCAACTGCTCGGCGTGCGCGTGCTGCAGCCGGCGACGTTCACGCTCACGAAGACGGGTACGACTTACAACGGGACCAAGTTCATCGACGTGAGTAACGTGGATGGGCTGTTCAAGGGCCTGGCGGTGAGCGGCACGGGGGTGGCAGCGGGAACGGTTGTTACGCTGGATCCTGGCGGGACGCGCATCGCAGTGAGCGCGAACTCAACAGCCAGTGGCACGGTCACGGTGACGTTTACCTGGACTGGGTACAACATGCTGATGATTCAGAATCCGCTCACGCAAGGGGCTATTACCTAGCCTTCGACGCAGGCGGTAAGTTTCGGGCTGTGAGGGCCAAGGGGCGGCGCCCGAAAGACCGTCCCATAACGAAGGAGTAGATGAGATGAATGATAGAGAGCTGGACAAAGCGATTGCCGAGAGGTCTTATCCGAAGGTGACTAAGGAGGGAATCGAGGCGAAGGTGGAGAGAGTAAGTTACATGGTGCTGCCGGATAGCACTGTGACGATTTGTAACTTGCTGCTGAAGAACGGGTTTAGCGTCAGGGGTGAGTCAGCCTGCGTCGATCCACGGAACTTTAACATGGAGATCGGGCAGCAGCTGGCGTATCGAGACGCCTTCTCGAAGATGTGGCAGCTGGAGGGGTATTTGCTGGCTGAGAAGCGTAACTCTCCGACGTAGGCGGTAAGTCTCTGGCTGCGGAGCGGCGCCATTAAGTCCGCTCCGATTGACTGGGGAATAGAATGAAGCTTAGACGAAACCTGGTGGCTTTGGCGATGGCAGCGCTCGCGGGCAGTGCGCAAGCGAGTTTGTGTGTGCTCGGGACGGTGGATTCGACCTGCACGTTCAGCACGGATACGAGCGGGGGCACGACGCTTTACACGAACCCGAGCAACCTGAGTAACATCGGGTCCGGGGAGATCAATCCGTTCCTGGGCACGCAGGTTGGCGGGAACGGGGGCACGGAGTTTGGGGTCAATACAGACCAGGCGAGTGTGAACCTGCTGCCGCTGGATGACAAGCGGGACAATGCAAATACCTTCACCGAGACGATGAGTCTGGATCAACTCGGCTTCGTGACGATCGGGGGAGTGGATTACTTCGATTTCTTCCTCGATATTAACGAGCCGAACAACGATCCGGCGAGGTTCCTGTCAATTGACAGGCTGGCGATCTTCGGTCAGACCGGTGCAACGCCGGGAGCGGCAGTGGATTTGAACAGCACTAACATCACGTCGCTGGCTGACGTCGATGCGTTCCCGAACTTGTCAGTGGTTTACCGACTGGGCCTGACCAACAGCTTGATCCTCGACTACAGCCTGTTTGCGGGCAGTGGCCTTGGCTACGACCTGTCATTCCTCGTCCCGACGAGCCTGTTTTCCGGGCTCGCGTCCGACAGCCGCATCGTGTTCGCGGTGCAGTACGGACTGGCTGATGTTCCGGGCGCGCTGGCACAGGACGGGTTCGAGGAGTGGGCGTTTCTGCCGGGCGCAGGCCCGCGGGTCGTCCCCGAGCCGGGTTCGCTGGCATTGCTGGGTGCTAGCTTAGTCGGACTCGGCTTCATCCGGCGTAGGACGTAGTAGGTTATCCCGGAGGGGCTCTTACCCTCCCCTTCCGGGACCTTTTTAGGAGTAGGGCATGGAACAAGTGCAACCGTTTATCGGAATTCAAGCTCCGCGGATTCCCTTCATCAGGTTTGAGCAGCGTCCGGTGGAAAAGCGGACGGAGACTGGCGAGCTGCGGTACGAGGATACGGACTTTGCGCTTATAACGGCGCAGGGGAGCAAGGACACGACGGAGAAGATCTGGAAGGAGTGGATTCCGCAGATCAAGCGGGCAGCCGCGGATGGCATGTACCCGCCGGGCTGGATTCCCCGGTTCGAGGAGATGTATAAGATCTGGAAAGAGACGAACGCGGATCCTGTGATGGGGACGCCGGTGAAGAACTGGCCGGCGATCAGTCCCGCGGAGTGCAAGATCCTGCTGTTTGCGGGGGTGCGGAGCATCGAAGATCTGGCGGAGGCAAATGAGGAGTGGATGGGCAAGATTGGGATGGGGGCCAGGCGGTTGAAGCAGCTCGCAATTGACTGGATTTCGGCGAACCAGGCCCAGGGACCCCTCGTGGCGCAGTTGGACACCCTGCGGCAGACAGTTGAGGCGCAGGGACAGCAAATTAAGGCCCTGATGGAAGCGAACGCGAGCCTGGCGCGAGAGGCAACGGAGGCCAAGCAAGCGAGCGTGGGCTCGAGGTTTCCAGTCGGCATGCCATCCCCCGAGGACCGACTGGCGGACGTTCGGGACAGCAGCAACGCGGATGAGGCTGAAGCCCTCGACGACATACTGAAGAGCTGACATGGCCGAGAAAAACCTTCTCCAGATCGTGCAGGACTTTTGCAAGCGGGTGGGGTTGCCTGTTCCCCCGGTTGCCGCGGGCTCTGGAGACGACACTACGGTGCAGGTTGTAGCCCTCCTGAATGAGGGTATCCAGGAGATCTGTGATAGGTACGCGCTGCAGCAGTTAATGACCCGCTGGAACTTCACCCATGCAAATGGCACAGATTTCCTGGCGCTGGATCTAAAAGCTGGGGCCTCAGACTGGAAGTACAACGCTCCGCTCACGATCTGGAATACGGCGACCCGGCTGCCTCTGCGAGGACCGGCGACTATTCAAGAGTGGCAGCAGATCATCGTGATGACGGTGGCTCCAGCCGTCTACACCTACACCCTATACGGGGATGCGATAAGGATTTATCCGGTTCCGGGAGATATTCCTGGAACTGTCTTCTCCTTTTTCTACCAGTCAAAGTGTGGAGTCACCGACGGATCTGCCCTGTTCGAGACCTATGAAGAGGACAGTTACACCCCCCGGCTCCCTACTTACCTGATTGAGGCGGACCTCAAGTGGCGGTGGAAAAAGGAAAAGGGACTGCCTTATGCTGAGGACTTTCGCACCTGTGAATCCATGCTGGTGGACGCAGTAGGACGGACGCCGAATCCAGTACTGAATCTTGATTCCGGGGATAAACAGTACCTGCCGGGGATCTTCGTGTCGCCAGGTAGCTGGAATCTCTAATGCGGCAGCCTACACAGGACTCCATCCCCCGCGACCGCGGAGGGACTAGCCATGCCACGCATGCCGGCGCTCCCGTTGGAGGACTGAATACCCGCGACTCAGTCGTCCATATGGACGCCCGCGATGCACTGGTGCTGGATAACTGGTTCCCGCAGGCCAGTGAGGTGTGGCAGCGAGGTGGATATACTTCCTTTGCTACGGGCATGACCGGGATTATTAAGGCGCTGGCTAGCTACAACGTACCTAGCGGAGCGGATCAGTTTCTCGCGTTCACCGACGCGGGAGCTTATGATATTACCGCCGGTGGTGCTATCGGCGGGATTATGACGGGAAGTGCCCTCACTAATGGTTATGTTCAGACACTGAACTTCACCAACAGCGCCGGGGATTCATTTCTATGGATCTGTAATGGGGTTGACACGCCCAAGTACTATGATGGAGCAGCATGGACACCTGCGGCAATAACTGGCCTTATTGCTGCTGATATAGTCCAGTCCTGGATATTCAAGCATCGAATCTGGTTCATCGAACAGAATACGATGAACGCCTGGTACCTGCCGATTGACTCAATTCAGGGCGAAGCGACGCAGTACCCGATGGGGAACTTGTTCCGTCGGGGTGGATATCTGGTAGCGGGAACGAACTGGACCCTCGATGGAGGCGATGGACCGGATGATGCGCTGGTGCTGATTACCAGCGAGGGGGAATTAGCCGTGTTTCAAGGCACGGACCCCAATAGCGCATCAGCATGGGCCCTATCTGGAATCTTCTATGTTGGGAAACCCGCCGGTAGGAAGTGCTTCTTCAAGCTCGGGGGAGACGTCGGGCTGATCACGGAAAGTGGTATTTATCCGCTGTCGCGGGCCTTGCAGCTCGGGTCGATGAACTTCGCTGCAGCACTGAGTAACAAGATTCAGCCCAGTGTGTCGGCGGCGGTGGCTATCAGTGGACCATATGCGAAGGGATATGAAGGCTGCGTGTATCCCAAGACAAATGCGCTGATCGTGAACATGCCAAACGTAGCGACTGGTAAGGCTACCCAGTTCGTTATGAACACGATTACCGGCCAGTGGTGTACGTTCTCCGGGTGGAGTGCTACCTGCTTCGAAGTCTTTCAGGGACAGCTATACTTCGGTGATGCCACTGGGGCAGTACAAAAGGCTTGGACAGGGGTAAGCGACGCTGGCGCGGCAATTACTGCTACCGTATATCAAGCCTACCAGTACTTTGGCTCCTCAGCGCGGATGAAGAAGGTAAGGTTACTGCGATTCC